CAGTACTTCTTTGCGGCATGGCTCGAGGTGCGGATAGTCTTTCCTATCATTACGCGGGTTCTCACGGCGTTCCGGTGGAAAAATTTCCGGCAGACTGGAAGCGCTACGGAAAGAGGGCAGGTATGTTACGTAACATGCAGATGCTTACAGAAGGAAAACCCGATCTTGTCATAGCCTTCCCCGGCGGAACTGGAACAGCTATGATGTGTACGATTGCGGTTAAGGCCGGAGTGCAGGTGATATATGGTTAGGCATTTCGCCGACTGGATTCCCGCGTATCTCGACTACGCCTCCGTCACCGAAGCTCCTCGTCGTATGCACTTCTGGAGCGCCGTCGGCACAGTCGCCGGCTGTCTTCGACGCAGGGTGTGGATAGATATGAAGCGGTTCTGCTGGTATCCTTCCTTCTACATCATCTACGTTGGCCCTCCTGGCGTCGTCGCGAAGTCTACCACTATCGACATCGCGATGGATTTGCTGAAGCAAGTTCCCGGCATCAAGTTCGGCCCGAATGCTGTGACATGGCAGGCGCTGGTGACCGCCTTCGCGGCCGCGAGCGAGTCTTTCGAATACCAAGGTGAGTGGGTGCCGATGTCGCCGCTGACCCTCGCGGCGAGTGAGTTGGGTTCCTTGCTCAACCTCCAAGATCGCGACATGATTAACCTGCTCATAGAACTCTGGGATGGGAAGAAGAGTTATGAGAAGGTCACGAAGATGTCTGGCAACGATACCATCGAGGCGCCGTGGATTAACCTGCAAGCCGGCACCACTCCCCACTGGATCGCGGACAATATGCCCCAGGCGATGATTGGCGGCGGCTTGTCGTCTCGCTGTATCTTCGTCTACGGCGACACAAAGGACAAGTACATCGCCTACGTAGATGAGCATGTAGGGAAGGAGGATCAGCAGATGCGTACCTCGTTAATCCATGATCTGGAACAGATCGCAATGCTGATGGGTCCGTATAAGATCGAGCCAGCCGCCCGCGAGTGGGGACGGGCTTGGTACGAATCGTTCTGGAAAGACGCGGTCTCCCGCATGGATGACCAGATGCTGGAAGGCTACGCCGCCCGGAAGCAGACCCACCTTCACAAGATCGCCATGGTGCTGAGTGCGTCGCGCAGTGATTCCCTCGTCATCACGCGGGATGATCTGGAACTAGCCCAGGCCATGCTCCTCGACATTGAGAAGGACATGCACCGCGTCTTCTCCCGGATCGGGCGGACGGAGGACTCAATGCAGGCCGAACGTTTCGTGGAGTATGTGAAGCGGAAGGGGACGGTGTCGTATGAAGAAGCTTACCGGATGATCCACGTATACTTCCCGGACTTCCGTGACTTCGAAGGCATCCTCACGGGCGCGATCCGCAGCGGTCAGATCACCATGCAAACCACCACCGCGGGCTTTGTGCTAAGCGCGACCAAGCCGCCGGCGGTAGCCAAGCCCCCCACCATCACTCCCGACACCCCACTATGACTTCCCTCACCGAGTCCTGCATCGTCGGCGGCCTGGGCTACTGCTGCGAGTCCGTGTTCTGGAAGATGTACGCGGATCTAGACGCGGGGGTGATAGCCGCCCGCCTGGGTATCGCCGAGCGGACGGTGCATCTACATCGCAAAATGCTTAAGGACGGACAGCTAGTCTGTCTCGGCCGCCCGGGCTGCATGAAGCTAGTCCTTCCGAAGCGGAGCCCGGTCACTCAGAGCGTACTTCCGCTCAAAAAACCCCTTGAGAATTCGCTCGGCCCAGATCAGTCCCGCGACCCCGGCATGCCCGGCCATCCCGGCCAGGGCGTATCCGATCAAGGGCTGAATCTCAAGCGCCTCACACGCCCAGAAAGTAAGGATGCCGATAAAAGCCGACGTGCCGAGTTCGCCTACCAGCCCGCGAAGATCGTAACCCACCGTTTCCCCTCTCTTCATCGCGTTGTACCATCGCACGAAGCCACCGAGCATGGCAATCGCAAGGATTAACCCGTACTCCGCGAGGGAGTAACTCAGCGGGGATTTGTGAGCCTTGGCCGTCTGGGCCCACGCCGGAGTCATCAGGTGCAGGATCAGCACAAACGCATAGATGTGGTGCATGGTCACACTCCATAGTTGAATCCGATCGTCACGTCGGAGGTGTCAGTGAAGTCTGCGTTGGTGAGCTGTGTGACGCTACCGCCGGCGAGCTTATACAACGCGATCGTTGCCGTGCCTGCGAGGACAAAGCCGACGATCATCGTATCTCCCACTCCCGCGGTCATGCTGTTGAAGACGACGCTGACGGGGCTGTTGTACCCAGCCTTGGCGGAGTAGGGGAGACCGAGGAACAGTGCCGCGCCGGCGGAAGCGCCCTTGGCGCTCAACTGCACATGCATCTCGCCCGCGACTCGGTTGCCCTGGCGGGTTCCGCGGAGGGTCTGTACTGCGTAAGTCGGACTCGTTCCGCCGCCGAGGGTAAGCGTGGGTGTCGTGGTCTCGAATTCCTCGTACCAGTCCAGTACCTTGCTGTCAGTGACTTCGTAGTTCCCGATACGCAGTCCGCGGAGGGAGGCGGTGGGAGAGGCAACGTCGCTGGAGCAATTTCCCCATACCAGGGAATCGAAGGTCGATCCCGCGATCGAGATGTCGTTGGTGACGTTGCTGAGTGCAACACCATCGATAGTCACGACGCCGTAGGCGCTGGACCCTAGGCTAAACGCTACGCCGGTGAGACTGTTGCTGATCGCTCCGCCGGTGTAGGAGATGATTTTCTGGTTCTTCGCCCGCACCGCGCCGCCGGAACTCGTCGCGCAATTGTTGATCGTGCAGCCATTGACGATCAGTCCACTGTACGTCACATCGCCTTCCACATCGATCGGCCAGGTGGTGAAGTTGAGGAAATCGCAGTTGCTAAGGCTCAGCCGGAAGATGCGCTTGCGTCCGAGGAAGCCTCCGATGGCGTTACCGAAGATGCAGTTGGTGTACTGGAGGGTGAAGATGTCGAAGCTCGCATATGCGTCCGCGGGAGCGTAGACGAGATACTGTGTCCCCGCGCCAACGGTGCTGACGCCGTCGTAGTAGACGCTGTCGCGGAGGACGGACGAGACGTTCCCTCCGTTGCGTTTCCCGGCGTAGACTTCCAGCGCGTAGTATCCGTTCGCGGCGTAGCCGTTTACCAGGTTAATGCCGTCGCCGTTGGCGTAGTTGAAGATACTGAACGTCTTCTTACTTGCCGTAGCAACGAACGTATCGAGGGTGACGGTGTAGCAGGGCTGATACAGCCCGCCATCTATCGGCGCTTCGCGGAAGTGCATCAAGGCGCTCGTGGCGTCGCCGGAAAGGTCGAACACGGCACCGCTGGCGAAGAGTTTGATACACGTCGCGCGGTTGAGCTGACCGCCTTCCCAGATCCATCCTTCGGGCGCGTCCGCGACTACAATGTCCTCAAACATCCCGCCGTTGAGTTGTGTCGCACGGATCGCCGCACCGCTCGTTGCAGCTGTGGAACGGTAGAAGTAGATTCCCGACGCGCCTGCGTTGTTGATGAAGTTGGTGATCAGGGCCGTCGAGGTGCGATAGCGTACCCAGTCCTTGTTCGTCCCGGTCTGCTTGATATACGTGCAGGATGAACCCGCACCGCACAGCATCGTACCGTCGGCTTCGATGTAGAGGAAGTCCGACAGCACGTAGACGCCAGGAGGGAACCAGAGCTTCTGCCCAGGGTAGGCGTTGATGATCGCCTGGATCGCCGCCGTGTCGTCGGTGACGCCGTCGCCTCGTACCCCCAACGCCTTAACGTTGATATAGTCATCGAGCATTGCGCGGATGCTGCGACTGACGGCATTGACGCGGCTGGAAATGTAATCCAACAGCGCCGCACCACGAGCGGATGAGCCGGCGGCGTAGCGGAGATTGTTGACATCGTTCAGCCAGGCGGCCGGGACGAGGTTGCTCTGGGAAACATCCCCGTCGATAAAGGTAACATGATCCATAAAACCTCAGGAAGGGTAAAGGTCTACGTACATCGGGCTGAGATAGCCCGGAACCATGCAGCCCGGACCGGCCTTGCCGGGAACCGCACTGCTCGTCATAG